GCAAAATCCTGCCTCTAGCGCCAGTTTGATGATGTCGTCGCAAATCATACCTCCCCCCTCGCCCGAATCGCGGCGGCACAATCATTTCCATTGGCATGCATCCACCCATCACACACCTTCGCACACGCCTCGCGCTCTGCTGCGGCAACGAGGGCGGCGAAGACTGCAAGGTCTCTAACTTCCATGCTAAACCAATAGCCACCATCACTAAAACGTTCACGTTGGCTCTCTCGCGCCATGTGGATGATGTCGTCGCGGGTCATGACACCGCCCATACAGCACGGCCACCTGTCGGTTCGTATCTGCCCTTGCTCAAGATGATGTACGCCTGACCCGGCTGACCTGCGTTTTGAACATAGGCCATTACTCGACCGCTGTTCTTGACTTCATTCACCACTGCCAAACACCCGCCAAATCCATCCATCGACGGGTCAATCTGCACAATGTCGCCTATCTGTAATTCACTCATCGCGGTTGCTCCTGTCGAATCTCATCCAAAATCTTTTGTTGTTCAGCGCGTTCAGCATCCCACGCCGCATCACTCGCATCCCACGCCGCAGCCCTCGCTGCAGCACTCGCTGCATCCCTCGCCGCAGACAACTCGTCATCCGTCGCCTCGCCATTCGCGTAACGCTCTGCAACATCCAATTCTGCAATAGATCGTGGATCAGTCATAAGGTGCTGCACACGCCTTGCACAACGGATTGCAAAGAGCCGCAATTGCTTGTCTGATAGTCCTTCAAAGTTTAGGTCACTCATTGCGGTGCCTCCTTCTTCATCACCGCCACCTCAGTCCACGCGGCCACATGCACCGGCTCGTTGTCATCGGTCATGCACAGCGAGTACATGCCGTCGATGCGTTTAAAGTTCAGTTCCGTTCCGTCAGACAATTGGATGCGCGAGTCTCGTGGTACGTCATAGAGTTTCATCGCAGCAACTCCACGACTGTCACAATCAGCCAGCCAAGCACCGCCAGCGGTATGCAGACGACACCGGCCAGCAACAACAACACGAAAAGCAATTGCCGCAAAGATGGCGGCGGCATTCCACCAACAGGCATATCAACCTCCGTAGTACCGCAAGAGCATTTCCGTAGCCTCCACGTGCCGCTTAATCTGCTCGATGTCTTCCGCCTTGTCATGCGTGAACACAGCCGATCCCTTGCCCGTTTTCCGCTGGCGTAAATCCTTCTTGAATAGTTGCAGCGTTAACTGCAACTCGGCCCTAGTGATTTCGGCCGCGCTCTCTGGACAGATTTCTACCTTCACCAGTAAAGCCCTCCCGCGCGTTTTCGTGAGCAGGCCCAATTCGGCGGCGGTACGTGCCGCCAGTCCTCGCGGCGTGAGCGCCGCACCCTGCGGATGATGTCAAGAAGCCAGTTCATGCTGCACCACCTTGGTGGCCTCAAGCACCTGGTCGCATCGGCCGAGCGAGTATGCCGCCTCGAGTGCGGCCACGACCATTGCAGCGCTCGGTCTTGTGCCGAGCAAGTCGGCAATGGCGTGCAGGGCTTCCTGCGAGGATTGGTTAATCATTTGTCCTCGCCCTCTAAATCTTCTGCGATGTGCGCCGCAAATGTACAAAACCACGCGGCCTTTCGGAAATCCTGCGCCGTCGGTGCGCCGTCTTTCTTGCCAGCACGGCCTAGGTACTTGAGCGCCGAGCCGTGACAGTAAGCCAGCGCGCCACGATCCTTGAGGATGGCGCGGATCACGTCGATCATTTCCGCGTCCACGCCGCCGATTCGCAACTGGTAGTGGCGTGGCGAATCTACCGGGTCGTGGGTTAGGTCTTGGAACATTTCGTCTTCGTCGGTGTACATTGGGTCGCCCATTATGCAGCCCTCTTTTTAAGACGCTCGTTCAAATCATGCAGCGCCCGCAGATGCAGGAACGCGGGCCATGCGTCGTCGTCCAGGCTTGGGTAGAAGTGGTGCCCGAAGTCGCCGTTTTCCTTGCTGAATCGCAGCAGATGATATCCGCCGTCGATCTTCAATCCCTTGCACTCCTCGTATGCCTTTGCATACGCGACCAACTGGATCAGATACTCTGGGTAAACTCCGCCCGATGTCTTGAAGTCGCCGAGCACCAAGCGACCATTCAGCCGCCCGATGAAGTCGAGCGTTCCGCCGTAGCGGTGCGTCTCGCTCAACACTGGCACCTCGCACTCGAGGATTTCCAATTGGGTGCCCTTGCACCAAAACTCAAAGGCGCTATATGCGCTGACGACTTGCGCGCGGAATGCTGCCTTGTCCAGCGTCTCGGCTTTCTCCATCACGGCGTCAAGATGCGCGGTCGGATCGTTACCCTTGACGAATGCCTCGCACATTTCGTGGACGCACGTCCCAATCTGCAAGGCATCGTTGCCTTCGTAAAGATTAGCCGGTGCGAACTGGCCCTTGCCTTCCAGGTTGCCGTGCGCGCGGCCTGTCTTATAGGCCCAGTTGATCAGCGCGCCGGGGTCTTTAATCTTTAGAATGGTAGTGACGGACGGCACCTTCGTGCCGTCTGCCATCTTATATCCATATCGCGCGGTAGCCATCAGAAGGCCACCTCATCGTCAACGAACGCATCCGAAGCGGCTGGAGCAGGCGCTGCGGCTTTCGGCTTGTCGATGATGCGCGCGGCGATCTTGTCCTGCACCCACGCCGGAAGTTTGTCGAACACGTCCGGATCGGGAGTGTCCGTGCTGAACCACAACGCCTCACCCTCAATTGCTGGCGCGGCCATGCCTTTGGGCAGGGGCATGATCGACGTGAGGTTGGCGTAGGTCTTGTCACCCTTCGTGCTGTGCGTCACGTTGATGAATGCAGGCTTGCCGAGGACGGCGGTCAGATCAAACTTCTTCAACTCCTCCAACGTGAATGCACGGCCACGCCACGATTGCAGCAACTGGCGGAGCGTTGCCTTCTCATTGAGCGACAGGCCGACCGTGCGGCTGATCACTGCGGGCAGGCTGCGGGTCTCGCCTTCCTTCGTAAACTCCACGCGCTCGCTCGGAATCTGAAACCGCAGCAGCAGAGTGCGCTTGGGCGCGTACTGTCCGCCAGGTGAGGGCTGAACGCCGAGATCGACGACCATATCGCAGATTGCGGCATAGGCTCCGGCTTCGATGGGCTTGCGCTCGGGATAGTTGCCGCCAGATGTTGCGCTAACAAAAATGCTCATTTCACTTTACCTCTTGGGTGGTTACTTCACGGTCACACGAGTGCCCGTCGCATGGCTCGATGGCGCAGGCGGCGAGGCACAAAAAAAGGATGGCGATTGCTTGGGGCCAGAGGGATGGGCGGTTCATGCCGCCACCTCGTTACGCTTCATGTACCAGTAGTCGGTCACGACTGCGCGGGCACGCGCGGCGGTGTACAGCGGATGATCCGAAAACAACACAACCCGACCACGCTCGAAGTAATCAGTCATTGAGTCGCTGTTGTTTACGTAAGCATCCGCAAAGATAAAGTGCAGAGAGTTGCAGTAGTCTTTGGCGTACAGCGTGACGCACTCGCGGCCGTCTGTGCGATTGTCTACAGAATAGGACACTCGTGCTTTGTGCGTGCCGTTCGTGACGTGGTACTTGTTGAACTTGACCATTTCTGACTCCTTCTTATCGCTTCTGGCCCGGCACCGCGCCGTCCATGTGTGTAGTAAAGCATGCAGGTTTCTGGGTGTCAAGCACTACTTGATAGAAAAGCAGCACTTGATACTTCTGTCCGCCCTGCGGTATGCTCGGCCGCGTATGCGTAAACAACCACACCAAAGTCCTAAGTCTGCCCTCCTTGCTGCGGTAGCAAAGGCTGGCGGACAGGCCGCGCTCGCGCGAAAACTCAAGATAAAACCGCAGGCTGTCCACCAGTGGGTCGAGGCTGGCCGCGTGCCGGTCATGCGGGTACTTGACATTGAGGCCGCTACGGGAGTACGGAGAAATGCCTTGAGGCCGGATATCTACCCATAGGTATTTTTATGATTACTGCACTGCCAACTTATTACGCAGGACACAAATTTCGATCGAGACTAGAGGCTCGTTGGGCTATGTTTTTTGATCTTCTTGAAATCAAATGGGAATACGAGCCGGAGGGCTACAAATTGTCAACTGGCGAATGCTATTTGCCAGACTTTTTTTTGCCGAAATTTAATTCACACTGCAAAGAGTCAACTGGAATGTGGATTGAGGTGAAGCATATTGGCGGCTGTTTGGAAAAGCCAAAACAGTTTGCAATGGATCATTATATGTCTGACAAGCCTTGTGACATATTGCTTGCGATCGGACTTCCTTCTGAGGCTATTTTTAATGAACTTTCTACTGAAGATGATGGATTTGATATAGCCCTTCCAGGAATTCCATGTATTTTCAAGGAAAAATATTTACGCGGCGGAAGCAATGAGGATGAATACAGGCTTTATGTTTTCCCAGAATTGTCAGATGACGAAATCAGAAAAAACATGGATCACGCTTGCGGAACAAAAGTGGCTTACGCAGCAAGAACATCCAGCACACATAGGTTTGCGTAATGAATAAGCCAGAACTTTCTGCGATTGTGCCGGTAGAAAAAGTGCTCGACCTCGCCAAGCGTTACCCGGTATTCCCATGCCGTCGCCGTGATGAGAAAGACACCACCGGGCGCATCCAAAAGGCCAAGTCTCCGCTGACTCGTAACGGGTTCAAGGATGCGAGCCAAGATGAGGCGATGATTCGGCGATGGTGGGGCAACTACCCCGACGCGCTCGTGGGCGTGCCGACCGGATCGCGTACCAACCTAGCCGTGCTCGACTTCGACGCGCGGGTGGCAGACGACCAGGCGCAAGACTGGCTATCCGAAAACCAGTCGATCCTTACGGCCACGCGGGTGCATCAGACCGGCGGCGGAAGCGGTGGGCGGCATTACTTGTTCCAGACGCCCGCAGGGGTGAAGATTCGAGGCGGGGCCAGCGTGACGCTCGGCAAGGTGCGTCGGGGCGGGCTGGACATTCGAGCGGAAGGCGGCTACGTCATTTGGTGGCCGCTGCATTTTGGGCAGTCTGGCCCGCTGGCTGACATTGCCACGCTGCCCGCTGGGTTGATCGACGAGCGGCGCATGGACTTGGAGTTGCCGTCGGAGGTGGCCGCGAAACTGCCGCCGCGACTCGGCACTAGCCAAGACTTCCAGCGCGATCTGCCGCGCGTCACGGATGCGCTGGCGCATATCGACCCAGAGCAATACGACGCATGGTTGATGGTCGGCATGGCGCTGCACCACGCGAGCGGCGGCGCTGACGATGGACTGGAACTCTGGGATGCGTGGGCAAGCGGCGGGCTGACTGGCACGCTGCCGCACAACTACGCAGGGCGGGCCGACATCGAGCACCGATGGCAGTCGTTCCACCTCGACCGGGCGGGCGGCGTGACGCTCGGTAGCGTATTCAGCGCAGCGAAGGCGGGCGGGTATGTCCACGTGTCCGAAGCCGTGCGGCTGGGGCCACCACCACGCGAAGAAGGCGAGCCGGACTGGTCGGACGTGCCCGAGGCTCAAGGGCTTGAGAGGACATCGGAACCGGCCACCGAACCGGCCACACGGCCCACGGGAAGGGGCGCGCGGCGGTTGGTGCTGCGGCCAGTGTCCGAGATTGTGTCGGAGCGTCGCGAGTCGGTATGGCTGATTCACAACGTCATCGAGGCCAACGTGCTGGCCGTG